AGGCGAGCCAAAGAGGAAGCCCGTCAAGAGGAGTTAGCCAGCCGTAAGCGTCAAAAGCTGATCGCAGAGACCGCTCCTTCCAACACGCTCTACAACCTGACCAAACAGGCGTGGCATCGAAGGTTAATGGCTCAGAACTTGTTTGGCTTTAAGTCGGGCATGGGGCTTGATCCTAATGGGACAGGCAATCCATTCATGGTTTCCCGCTTCGGCAACCCCGGCCAGATGCCACTGATGAGCCGATTTCGCGTCTTTCAGCGTCCATTCCCAGGTTCGGAACGCAATCCGTTTGCTCTGGGTGATGCTGCGAACATTATGAATAATGGTGTTTACTCTGCTGGGCGTGGGATCGAAGGGCTATTCAAGGGGATCACTTCAGCTGGGTCCGACTCCGTTCGCGCCTTGACAGGTTTCACACAGATCGGATTGGCAGCAGGTACGGCCTTGGGGAGCATGATTCCAGGGATTGGAAAATTCGTCGCTGTTATCGGCCAAGGCTTGATGACTGGTCTGGATATTGCATCTAAGACACTGACGTTTTTTGCAGACACTTTGTCAAAGGCTGTCGGTGGGCTGATAAATTTCGCTACAAATCTCACGCTGGGTGTTAGCGGACTAGCGTCAAGGGCTGTACAGGCTTCCTCGGCGTTGACAGAACTCAAGAATGCGGCATTCGTTTATGTCGGTGCAGCGGGATCTCGCAACTTGTTTAACAATGCGATGCAAAACCAAGCTCAATACGGTCTCTCCGCAACAGACTCTCTTCGGCTTATGACACGGATTGCTGGACAGGTTAGACAGACAACAGGAGCAGGAAGCGAACAAGCGGCGTCAGCAGCAATTGACATCTTTAATTCGGCGAAGGAAGCGGGTTCGGTCCTCAACATGTCGCTAGACGACATCGGTAAAGTGGTGCAGTCCGCACTTGCTGGGCGTTACACGCCTCTTCGTAGGATTGGCGTTGCGGTTTCCGCTCCCTACCTTGATCAGATTGCAAGCACTAAGGGCTACACCGATAACGCCAAAAATCCATTTGAAGCCCGAATGAAAGCCTTGCTGGATGAAATCCGGCGGCAAACCGCTCCTTTTATGGGAGACCTCGAGCAAACGCAATACGAATTTGCAAATCAGCAGCGTAAACTTCTTGGCATGTTTGAAGGGCTGTTCGTACAAGCTGGACGAATCCTCGAGCCTTTCGCAAAAGCCATGCTGCTTGTCTCTAATACCGTCATGTCAAGCCTCTACGAGAAGCTAAAAGGGTTTGCCGAAACAGTGGACGGAGTTCTCGCAGACATGCGAGCCGGAGGGTCTGGCGGGTCTTACGGTTCTGCATTAAAATCGCTTGTAGGTGCTTTATCTAGGGCGGCAGACTACGTCATTTACTTTGGAGACAAGCTCTGGGAGTCAAGGGATGCTATAGGTCGCTTCTTAGGCAAAATGCTTGACACTATCTCCTCTGTTGCAATCGACCTGGTCCGATTCTCTTCTAAGATGGTTACCACGCTTGCCAGCCTTCTAGGCACGTTCGATGGTTTGATTCCTTCATTGGAAGGGTTTGGAAACGTACTTGTGGGACTTGCAGATTTTATCGACAGGCACTTTGGAGAGGACCGTAGAGGGACAGCTGTGTCGCAGTTTGCCAATGACGCTAAAGACAGGGATGTCTTGAAGCACATGGAAAAAACGAACCAAGGCGGCATGATGATGAAATTTTTGACAGGGGGCGGGTACAGCCAAAAGTCTATCAACGCAATGCGGGAAAAGGTCAAGGAGTCTGAGCCAAGATTTAGTGCTGCCAGCAACCTTATAGGCAAAGGAGTTGCACAAAACCAGGCCATATACGAGGCTTACGGAGTCACTAGCTTCAGGGGAGTCGGGAAGAACGGAATAGAGACGGTTAAGAATATGGCTGGTAACCTAGACACAGCGGCGATGCAGCTTGAGAAAGGGGCTTTAGATTTCAAGGCATTGCTAGGAGATGCTCCAAAATTTGTGGACCAAAACACCGTTCTGCAAAATCTCTTGAAAGACTCTAGCGGCAGAAAGATTGACTTTATCCCACCTCCTGAGATTGAACCCAATGCTATGGGGTCTGGCCGACTCTCAAGCTACTTCTCTCCTGCGGCATTCCGAGATGAGATCGCTGGTTCCGACCGTCAAATGCTCACCGCAGCAGAAACAACCGCAGCTAACACCAGCATGCTTGTGGAGTTCCTCAAGCCCAAAAACAACGTCAATATCGAGCAACGGTTCCTTCCAGGTATGACAACAAGATAAGGTGGCAAATGGGCGACTATTGGAAACCAGGCGAGGGTATTTCAGCCAGTAAGCTGAACCGCAACTCAGCCAGTACGAACGCAGTCAATTACTCGGGAGGTGGGTCGTTCAGCAAGAATGGCTCTACGTTCGCTTCAGCAGTACCCGACATTGGGCCGGAATGCTTTGTTGTTGCGGTTGATGAGGTTCACAGGGAAGAGATTGACTCGAAGGTCGGTGGAAGCCCTACAAGGTACATTTACAGCCACAGCTGGACAGCGGTGACATTTGATACGTTGAGAGGCTTATGGAAGAGAGACAATACGAGGAGGGGCCATTGGTCGGTTGATCCGCTCTACATGGTTACACCCAATGAGCAACTGACCCCGTCAGGTGACGGTAAGCAGTATGGAGATAGCAAAGAGTTTTTCTTAACTGCTGTCTACTCGGTTCAACGAGATCCTCACACCGGGATTTTATTTTTTTTTTCCTAAGAGTGGCGTCCAGTGCGCTGTTCCGAATGATCCAGGCTGGCCTGTCTATCTATTCGGCTTTAGCGGGATCATGGAATTCGGTTACATCGACTTGGTTGACCCAGTCACGGGCGAGTATTACTTAAACCCGTCGATACCTGATAAAGATGCTGTGACGCACATCCAGGATTTTAAGGTGGGGCGGGTTGTGGCTCACGACGAAGATGGCAACTCTAAGGTTTATCAGTTCCGAGGATGGTCTGGATGGTATTTTCAGGCCTCTGCCTCGACTTCCACGATTGACCTGAACGCAACCCAGCAGTCTGAGTTAAACCCTGGGACGAATCGCAGCGGATGGAAAGACCTCACAGAGTACTGGTACAACAGGCCTCAATTTGTAAATCCTCCAGTACACGACGGTGAAGAGTTTTTTGGTCTTGATTACCTGTTCAGGGGTTTAACTGAGTTCGAGGGACACTCGTTTGGTGAAACGGTTGATGCGTACGTAGATTCAAATGGGAATTACGTTCCAATATCGTGGAGTCGTTTCCCAGGTCCGATACGGATGAGCTATTTGTATGGCCCCCAAGGCGACAGCTTGAATAAGATTAACCACCAGCTTCGGTTTAGCCTGTCAGGTAAATGCAGCGTCATGCTGCATGGGAGGTTTCCTGGGATTCGCGACTGGAGTTCTGAATACGGATCTTACATTCTGCCCAGCAAAGCAACGACCATGCTGCTTAAGCCTGGGTCTGACAATCTGATCCTAATTGACGGGCGTAACGCTATAAGAATCAGGCTTAATGGATGGCACGCTCACTTTGGCGATCATGTTCTCAAGCCAGAACTTAGTCAAAAGTTTTTTGCTACGTTGGGATCTGGAAACTTCCTTACATACGGATATGCATTTTCAACGCCTTGTGAAGACGGTTATTTTGGCGATAGCACCAGCGAATCAAGTCTCGACGACAACGGGAACACCGTGTTTGGATCTGCTTTTGAGTTGAGCGGAGGTCACCACTTTCACATCGGTCGATGGATCGAGGCCAACCAGAACAAAGGACTGGACAGGTTTAATATTAAAGCCGTAGCAAAAGCATGGAAAAAGTTGCCTGGAGACTACGACCCATCGTCCAATCTTCCTCAGCTTAACATTCCAGACCCTTACACTGTTATGCTGAAAACAGAAGAGGATCGTCCTGCCGATGAGACTGTCTACACCACAGCTATTCCCAGAAAGACAGTCCATGAATTTGACCCTGACCACAATCAGTACGGTATCGAGTGCGACCCCACTTACGCCGATAGCATGGGCTTTATCTTCAACTTCAAAGAACCGCTGAACCACTACAAGTACGTTCACATTTCTTGGTACTACGATGGAGTTCTGATCGGAGTCAACTTCAGGCAATCTGTCGGGAGTGGTCCTGACTCGTACATTACTGGGGGCAACAGGGCTAACGCTATCCCATGGAAGGCGACCGATAAGTCCTTGTTTCCTGGCTATGGGGGTGACCTGCCGATTCCTCCATCAGAGAAAGACCCCGACCACGAAGGAAGTCCAATGGATGAAGAGGGAAATGAAGCCTATCTCGTCTGCATCCCATTCGGACCAAACAATACGGATTTTCTGCCGACTTGCGGATTCCATATCACCGTAAAAGGTTCTGTGGGAAATCCCTACACGTTTATTCCATGGACCTACTTGCCTCGAGTCGATTTCGGAGGAGCTTCAATCATAAAAACGGTCACTCTCGATTGGGGCGATGGACTTGCAGACGCATGCTTCCTCGATACACCCATCAAGCACCAATGGGATACTGCTGGAGACTACACGATATCTATGGAAGTGACTTACACAGAAGCGTCAGGGCGTGGACCGGACAGATCAAAAACCTATATCAGGGTCGCACCATAATGGCTCACACATGCACATGCACAGAACCAGGTACTTGCAATTTCTTCAAGCGCGAGATGAGCGATACCGATTACGATATCTGCCGCAACTGCTTCAATAACAAAACTCGAGCCTCAATCGTATCCCAGTGGTACAAAGAAAGAGGCAGAAAGCTCGGCATACTCAACGGTTGTGCTTTGAAGGGCGATCCAGTTCTCAACGAGTTTGGCAACCAAAAGATTCGCAGGACGTGCGGATGCGGTGGAATGAAATCCGAGATTCCCCTATTTGAATGCCATCATCCACAGCCCAGAACAGCCGAAGAGGACTGCGAGAAAAGATGTACGGATTACACAAGTCTCTAAAAAAAGTAGCCCATCCATGGGCCTCGGAAACTGCTTACTATCGCCTCTCGATTGGATCAGTCGTGCTGGGTCACTGCAACTTGAATGTCTGAGTCGCTCGCCAGCAAAACACAGCGATAGCACCGACGAAATCGATGCAAAAATCGGCCTACAGTTTCCGGTTGTCTCAGTAACGACTATCAATGATCCCAGAGTTCTTTAACGATCTTGCGTAAACTGCTATGCACAAAGCGTCCGCTGGGCCATCCTTGAGCTTACCTTGATCAGGCCACCGTTGCTGGCAGTAGATGATCGAGCGAGCCTTGCCCAGTTTCTTGTCCAGCCCCTTGAACACAGCGGATTGCCAGACCTGAGGTCTCACAAGGGCAAATGGACTGTCAAGAGTGCAAAGCACAGCCTGTAAGCCACCAAAGCCCATGCCGAAGGTAAACATGCTTGTCACGCCTTGACCAGGCATCGCGCTTACCTTTTCGATCACAGAAAAGTCCGGTTCCCATTCTCTCACAAGAGTCGCGACAGCATGAAAGTCAATGCTCGACCCTTTCTCACCTTTGGTCACAGGCATGGACTGGGTATGCAGGATGTCTCCGTATTCATTGACAGCTGATATCCCGCCCTTCAATCCTGGATCAAAACCTATGTAAACAGCCATTTATCTGCCCAGCTTTCTACGCTCAAGGATCACCAGGTCGTATGCTTTTCGTCTTCCCAGAGTGTCTGGCACATCATGCCACCACCATTGGAACGACTCCATATCCGTTTCTGCCTCACCCTCTTTGACTCCCATCCGAAACAGATGTTCCAGAGCAGATATCGCACAGTGATAAGGCCAGCCGACAATCCCATGACTCCACAGCAGTGTGGTCAAGTCAGTCGCTGAGAACAGCCAAAAAGGCCTTCCATCGGCCAGTCGGTAATACTCAGGGCAATTGCTGATTCGACTGTGCGTATATTGTTCGCTTTCCAACGAGCTTGCCATTTTCTTTAATCTCGTATCGTTTGAGTGCAACGCCTTCCGCATCCCTCTGTGTCAAAACCCGATTCGTCAGATCGATTTCCACAGAATGGAGCTTATCAGCCTTGGCGGGATTCTTTCGTTTCAAGTCCTTGTAAGCCTGAACTTCAAGCCCATCCTTGAACACTTCCAATTGAAAGTTGATCATTTATATTATACTCCCTGAGGATGCGTTTATCTCTAATCTGAGCCTGTTTTCTGCAAGAGGAAGCCACCAATTGAAATTCAATTCAGGCCTCTCTTCCGAGACTTCGCCAATCAACTGAATCAGTTTTAAAAGCCTGAGCAGCATGATGTAATGGTCCATGAATTAAACCTTTCTGTGGTCAAATCGTAAAGACTCATACCCATCAACATCAATGAATATGTGCATATCTTGAAACACGCTTGTTGCATAGACGTAGATTTCTCGAGCTATCGCCACAGCCAGTCGCCTGATTTCCAGGTCAGCGTGAATCGAACCCCTCTGCTCAAGGATATTTCGCCATGCCCTTAGATTACCCGACATGAAGATGTGCGTTTCAATCGAGTTGGGCAGAACCGATCTCGCGGCTTCGCGAGCCTTTTTGCGAATATATGTCAACGCTTCACGGTCAGCTGTCTCGTCAGGATGATCATCCTGCCATCTCCGGCTGATAGCTGTTGTGCAAACATTGAGCATCCGGTCATAAGAGGCAGACGCAGCAGTCACCTCTGATTTGAAGCATTGCTCCGCGACAAGATCTCTAATGATCAAAGGTGGAACAATGTACCCCAGGTTGTCAGGCTCGCAAAATCTTTGAGATAGCTGGGAAATCGCGGTTCCCGCTCTGTGCCGGATCAATTCATGAGTCAGGCTGCGTGAAACACCTGTGATCAATAGACCCACGTAGGAGTGTTCCAGGACGCTTCCATGACCAACCTCAAGTATATGCCCAATGTAACCCCTATTGCCTCCAGGACGAGGGTTTTTGAACGATTGATAGCATACTCGGCCAGCGAACTCAGGGATGTGGTCCAAGCTGTGTGTGTTCTGGGCGTGCATGCCTGACGCATAATCTTTAAGATCATAGTCTCGGAAAACCGACACTGTTGCAACTTTCACCTTGGGTTCGTATATCAACTGCATGAGCTTGCCCTTTGTGCTGTTACGTAGGATTGAAACGCCTGAATTGCCAGCTTCCTCGATGGATGACCTTCCCACTCCAAAAACCCAAAGGCTTGATCTTTAGCAAAGACTCCATCGACAAGCACGTAAACCGTCAAGTAATGCAAATCCTGCTCGTCATAGTAGAAGATCTCAGCCTTATAAGGCTCATCCACCAGGGTGATCGTAGCCCCGTCTATCGTTGACCATCTGTTGTCTGGCTTCATTTCTCTGCTTTGCTCTCCAACCTGGTTCTCTTCCAGCATTTCTTCTCTTCCTTTCTCTCAACTTCGCGCTGCGAACACCGTTGACATGTCCCATTTCCTGCAACTCACAGGGGGGCAACGGCACTTTCTCATCCATCAATTCCGATGACGGGCATCTCGTTGTCAATCTCATGTGAGCCGACACAAAAGCCAGTCGCTTATCCATTGCTGCCATATACTCACGGGTGTACTCCACTGCGAATCTCCTTACTCTTGCGATCCAGCCTGGTTCGACCTGTACTTTTGAATCGCTTCTGCTGCCTGTCCAAACTGCAATCCTCGAGCCTTTTCAGGTTTCATCCCCAGTGAAATGAGGTAGTTCAACTGTTTAATCGAACACAGCCCTGAGTTTCGTCTGTCAATGATCTGGCCGATCAACTGAGAAGCCTGACGCTTGGTCATGTTGTTGACATCTGCCATTCCAGACTTATTTAGAAAATCCTTCTGCGCGGGAGTCGCAAGCTCTCCGAATCGATTGGCGTTGGTCAGCATGGCTCGGGACACACCCAATGAAGCCGCAAGCTCAAATGGATTGATCTCGACCCGCCGATAACTCATGTCCAGCCTGGCAACCGGAACCTTGATCTCCTGTCGTTGTTTACGTTCCGTCTTGGCTCGCTCCACAGCTTGCCACAGATCAACACCCTCCTCGACCAACTCCTCAGCACGCTTGGAATCAACCTCCTCACAATCTGTCAACGAGCTTGGCCCAATTAGGTCCATGTCTGTCGTGTGTGAGAAATCCAGAATCAAGCAGTCCGACTTCCCTTTGCAAAGCCTTGTCCCTCGACCCACCATCTGGGCATAAGCGATCCGGCTTCGAGTCGGCTTTAGAACAACACAGTCTGTAGGCTTGTCATCAAACCCCTCGGTAAGGATCTGGCAGTTGACAAGGATCTTTGTGAGACCGTTTTTGTAACGCATTATCGTGTTGTCACGGTCAGGCTTATCGCCGGAAACCCAGTCCGCAGCATGTCCAAGTTGCTTTAAGGCATCAGCCATCGCGATAGACGAGCCAACATCAGGCATGAAAACAATGATCTTCTTTCGGTCCTCAATCTCTTTGCTGATCGCGTTCGCTAATAGCTCGATGGCTGGCTGGATCTTACGACCAAGATCTCCCTGAGCAAAATCGCCATTCTTACCCGTTGTTTTGCATCCCCTCAGGTCAACCCCCAGAGAACACCGGACAAACTTGACAGGTGATAGAAATGGGCCAGCAGGATCATGGATCGCGTCATAAAGCGAGTAGCTGTAGACAACTTCTTCGAAACGCTTCAGACTCTGTCCATCAGGTCGATCAATCGTTGCCGTCACTCCAACAAGTTTTGCATCAGGGAAGTGGTCGTAAACGGATGAATAAGTCTTATTAGACTCTCCCGCATGATGGCAGTTGTGTACTAATACGCCGTTGGCAAAGTAGTTATTGTTTCCTTCAACTTCAAGGTTATAAGTAACACCTCCTTCGCACAGTCCTCCGAATGTTCCATCACCTGTTTGTTCGTGAAACGCAACACTTTCCACCCTTGCGAATTCAGACAAGCCTCCTTTCGCCGATCCTGCTCTCTTCTTGGTATCGAGTTGTGCGATTGACCATCGACCTCGACTGCTAACCGGATATCCCTGCAACCCAAATCTATTTTGTAATGATTCGGAGTCTTGAAGAGTCGCCGCGATTCCTGCGTTGTTAAGACCGTGATAGGAGTCAGGCCAGTCAGATCCGACAGAGTCTTTTCGGCAACCGACATACCCCTCCCGTTCCCCCCTTGCACTGGGGGCTTCCAGCCGATCTCCTTTAGCTTGGCTTTCTGCTTCTCGCGAACCTCCTCCCTCTTCATTGGATTGTTGGACTTCATGCGACCAGACGCATACTTCCGGTTTGTTGCTGCCATTCTTAGAGAAGAATCGATCCCGCGACACTCTCTCGAGCATGTTACTCGGTAACGCCCGTGTCGAATTTGTGTCTGATTCCCGCATACCTTGCATTTGCCATCCATAAACCATGTCTCCTGGAGAAAGATCGCAAGCCTTAACCCATTCCCGATCTCTGGAAAACACTGGGTGATTCGGCGTGACAGTCATTGCTGAACCGTTTGAGAAACGTACAGTCATTAATTCCGATGGAATTGAAACCAGTTTCTTCTTAACCGACTTCATTTCAATTTCGCGGCTTGACTCGTTGAACGTAGCGACCAGGTCGCCATTGCAAATTCTTTCAATAGGAATCCCATCCACAAGCGTCCCAGCGGGAAAACATTCGTCCGTGATGATCAGCTGGAAGTCGTTTGGCTGATACCTTTTGCATCGCTTAGTCATTGACTGAACTGTTGTGCAAACCACATGTGGATCGCCCAGGGCAAACCCGTGATGGGAACCCTGTTCACGACCCACCATCAGTCCGCACAGTTCAAACGTATCAATCGCCTGTTTAACGAGTTCTGTCCGGTGGACTGCAAACAAGGCTCGAGAGATTAACCCTTCCTCAATCAACTGGCGAATCAGAATACCTACGGTTACGGTCTTTCCCGTTCCGGTCGCCATCTGGAGAATTCCAGCTTTATGATCATCCTCGTAGACCCATGACCTAATCTTATCAATCGCCTCATCCTGGTACGGATAAGTTGAAAACTCGCAATCCATTAACGCAGAATAGGTTAGCTCACGCATAATACCCATGTCCCCCGCATCCATTGCAATGAGCGATCATAGGATCTTCGCCTGTCCCGTTGCATATCCCACATACCCGCCAACTTCTGGGAGGTCTAACCACTGGGCGTTGCAATCTTGCAAGTAGTGGACCAGGTGTTTCACCTTCAGCATTAAGTAAGCAGATCTGGGACTGGGCCAGAAGTTCATGGGCTATTTTGCGTAGATAAAACCATGCGTTCATATCACGGGCAAGAGCAGACCTTTTAGGCTTCGCCAATCGCTCGTAAATGTACTCGTATTGCCTTTCATCGTCATCCTTATGCGTCTCGAACGCCTCTCGGGCGACTGTGTATTTCAGTTCCATCTCTGGCACAGCCTTTTCAGCGTCCGAAAAAGCATCCCTGATTTTCTGGTCTGCATCCATCATCACTGCCTCCTGATAAAAGTTGCCCCTTCCATGGGGCGTTCCCACATCCTTAGAAACCAAACGTCATAGCCACATTAGGATCTTTTGCAGGGGCTGGAGGTGCGGGTGCTGGTGGAGGTGGAGTGAAGTCCACTTCTGAACCCTTGACCTGTTGTCCCATGGCAAACGCTGGCTGGCTTAAATTGCCGCCCGTCTTCCGCTTAAACTCTTTGGACTGCATTGCAATCCGAGCCAGCCACTCTGGTAGAGAAGCCGTTTCATCTTCGTCAACGCACCAGGAGTACTCTGCGACCTGAGAATTGAAGGTGCTGGCAGTCGGGAAGATACGCGCAATGTTGCTATACGTCTCTCCATCCCTTTTGCTGACCGAGTGGGTGAAAACGACAGAGACGAACTTGCCGACAATAGATTCGATCCTGAACTCGCCAGCCTCTGTGTTATTCAGCGGTTTGGCAATCACGTTCTCGACCAACTGTCGCAGTTTGGAAGTGGCATACATCGACGCCCCGTAATCCTTCCATTTAGTGATGGGCCGACCACCTGTGGTCTCTGGGGGAAACTCAAAGCCGACCTTGATCGTCCTGGAATCCTTCGTGATACCTTCAAAGGTCTTGGGATGAGACCCAACGTCAACGACTGCAAAGATTTTGCCCAGGTGAGTACCTTCAGGCATAATGTGGCGAGCTTTTTCGTCCGACTTCGTGTAGTCACTAGCGTAATTCATCAAATCCCTCTTATTGCCGCCACTGCGGCTTCAATCGAGTCAAAAGCATGGAGTGCAACCAATGCACCCCAGAAGTCCATAGAGCCAACACTAGTCCAGACTACCGATCCATCAACTCGCACAGAGGCACTGGGCCGACTATCATGCGGGTCACCTGGTCGATAGCATGGAATCCATCCAGCCTGATTGGGCTTTCCAGCCAGCCTCAAGCCATAACTCTGCAAGATGGAGAGTCGTTCAGGGATCTCATCGGATGGGGCAAGAGAACGAGACGCAGAAAATGTCAATGATCCTGTAAAAGGTTGCTTCTTCTGAGTCGTTTTGTCTTCGATTTCACTGAGCAACCACTGCGGCGCGATGCCACATTTGCCCGTGAGCGGGTTGACTGAACCCGTCCATTTGTACATTTTCCCAGAGCCGTACTGAGTAGGAGGGCAGGAAGCAAGCCTTCTGTCACCAAGGACGAGGACTTCTTCGTGTTTTCCAGTACCTTGCCACAGTCGCACGTTGGGGATGGGTCGCTTGTACCAGTGAGGTAGCCTGAACCAGAGGTGCAAACCACCCCCGCCAGTACTAACTTGCCAAGTTCGCGGTAAAGCTGGTCGAGTTTGAAAGAATGCACGCATCATATCCTGTGGACCATCCAGGTCCAGTACGAGAAGTCGTGAAGCCAGCCCTGGCAAAGCAGCGATATTCTTAGGTTGCAAATCATTCATGGCCGACAAGGGAAAACCGCTCCAATATTGTGATGTTTGAATCAATGGCATTTTCTGTTCCGAAGACATCGGGACAGTGTTTATCCCATGATCCTTAAGTAGTTTTATCCATCCGAGAGTGAGCGGGTTTTTTCCCATTATTAGGTCTACCCGAAATCTCGGAGCGAACTATCGTAATGTCTGGTTCAGCTTCAAAGCCAACCCTGATCGACCTCGTGCTTGATAGAGTGATATACGTTATCGTTGCAAGCAACCTCCCCTCAGGTCCAAACAATTGAATCGATTCGCCAGGGTTTCTTGAAAGTACTAGCATGGTTGATCCTCCTGATCAGTTCTTATCAGACAACAGGTTGTTGAGTAAGTCGTTCCGTCATGACTAATGGACCCACGCGACCAGCATCCCACAAGTCGGCAAGGGCTTTGCCCTGCTTCTGAAAGTCTGTTTCCGAGCCATCGACAAAGCATTTGTACCAGTGCTTGACAAGCCCTTGTGGAGCAACAGCCAGTTCCTGAGACTTAGCCAGCAAGAAATCCCTGAAAGGTTTTTCAGGTTTGATCACGGTTGGCTGTTCAGCCGCCTGTTCAATCAGATTTTGCTTGGCAGGAGGTGGTGTGGCAGAGACTCCGTCTCGACCAACTTCTTCGGCAATCTGCTGATCCACTGCTTTTTGTACACGGTCGTAAATGTCTCCCAGCAACTGTGGAAAACGCTCGTCCGTGACCATCCCAAGATCGACCGACATTTCAATCTGGCAGTTTGCTTCGTACGAGCTAAAGTGTGGTCTGCCAATCTTTTTGGCGATTCCTGCACGTACCAACACAACAGCTTGATTCTTTAAATCCATTGCTGGACTCCCTTCGTTAAGACTTCTCGTCATCCCCCAGTTGGGATAGTGGAAGATATCGGTTCACGCAAAACATGTCAACAGCAAATGCGAAAAAATTTTCAGGTTTTTCACAAAACCCTTAAAAATACGCAGGAGGTCGTGGAACCAGAAATGTCTATCCACCTGATCTCTGACAAAAATCCTCTTACGAGAAGAGGGGTCAACGCTGTCATGTCCAAGAAAAAATATTTTTGACTTTCTTGTTGACAATCGTTTCGAGACGGACTACTATCTGATTGACGCAAGAACGTCTTGTGTCTAAATCTCAATCGTCCCACGTGGAAAGGGTCGTATAGTAATGGCTACGTTAAGCTCTGGACCGCGAGTTAATGCCCGATCAACGCCTCGTATACACGAAGGCATTAAGCGTAACTGCATCGAACTGTCTGAACGAGGATTGGTTTTTGAAGGCCGACAGGTCTCAGCCGAAGCCCTCGTATCAGCTTTACTAAAATGTTATTTGGATCTGACTCTCGACGAGCAAATCGCCATGATGAAACCTGCCCTCAAGGAACTTGAAAAAGAACTTGAAGAAATGGATCAAGATTTTTCTTGACAGTCAGGTGGTCGGAAGTCTAAATTCACTCTTGTCCCGTCGAGCTGTTCGGCGGGATGAAAATGACCTAAACCCATACAGTACAACAGTTTGCCCTCAGCTTTGCAAGCAGGGGGTTGTCGGTTCGATCCCGATCGTCTCCATTCCTTAGACAATAAGAACTTACAGCGAGACGTTAGAGTTCGTAAACGGCTATATTCTGTTGTACTGGCAGTAAATGCGAGTACAAGCTATGGAATCGCGAAATGAACCGTTCTACCGTAAATCACGTAGAGCGTGGTACTTACAAGTTGGTAAGCGGCAGATAAAGTTGGCAGAAAGCAAGGCAGAATCTTGGGCCAAATGGCACTTGATCATGGCTGGTGGGGTTCCTGAGGAATCGAACAAGCCAACGGTCAAAACCATCTGTGATGCCTTCATTGAGGAGATGAAAACGTCTCGTTCCGAGCGAACGTGGCAGTGGTATGGTATGTATTTTGATAAGTTAGCCCAGTACGTGAAAGGAGATACGGTGGCAGAGAATGTCAGCTTGAGCCAGATTTCTCTCATGATTTCCAGCCAGCGGACATGGAAGGCCAACAGCCGTTACAACTTCGCACGGGCTATCAAAAGGCTGTTTAGCTGGGCCAAAAAGAACAGGCTGATCGAGATTGACCCAGTTGAGCATCTTGAAAAGTGTTCTCCCGAAGCCCGAGAAGATTACATAACGCCTGAGCAGTGGTCGTTTATCGAGTCCAACATCCCTGAGTCTCCGCTTAAGGATCTTATGATTCTTGCCTGGGACACAGGTATGCGACCTCAGGAACTGGTTCTGGTCGAGGCTCGGCACTTCCGTAAGGATGAGCGAGTGATCGTGTTCCCTGCGGCAGAGGCCAAGGGCAAGAAGTACGCCAGAACGGTCTACATCGCATCGGATCGGGCTATGGATATTCTGTCGGATTACGCCAAGGGACGCTCTGAGGGGCCAATTATGGTCAACACACAGGGCAATCCATGGAATAAGACATCCGTAAAGGATGCGATGATTCGTCTTCGCAATAAGTTTGGAGTCAAAATTCACCTTGGAGCATTCCGTAAAGGATACTGCACACAGGCTTTGCAAAACGGAGTTGATCCTGTGACATTGGCAAAGCTGATGGGCCACAGGGACGTAACGATGATCATGAAGGTCTACTCACAGGTCCACCAGGACAAGGAGTACATGGCTGAGTCGGCGATGAAAGCGAAGGGGCTGGTTAAGCCAGCTTGACCCATGGCAGGAAGCGAAAATTCGCAATCGCGTTAACAATATGAGCTAAAAGGGTTTAGGGTAGTCAGGAATGGCAGAAACGGAATGTTTTAGAGCTTTTTCCTGATACCCACTCTTTAGCTCTTGACTGGTGTCTCGATGTTCAGTAGTATACATCCGCGCAGATCAAGCTCTTTCACTCACGATGGGTGTTTGTTTGGTCTGGCGATACCTATTTGCACCTTCGGTAGGATAGAAAGTGTTCGTATGTCTACTCTTAGCTTCGGTATGGGCCTTGAAATTGTTAACGATTCTCATGTTGTTTCGACCTGGTCGAACTGGAGAGGGGGTGAACCTTGCCCTAAGGATTTCGCTCTGGCTCTGGTGGGCAACTTTGCAGATGATTCTCTGCCTTGTGCCTGGATAAAGTCTTACTTAAGATCTCCTGACGAAGTCGTTTGCGGTGATGGTAACTGGCTGATACCGACTTCGGATGGGCGATTGATGCACATGGACGGTAGTTTGAGCGATGACTTAGAGTATGGGCCTGTGAGCCTCACAGAAGCCGTACTTGACATGATCGCTCTAATCCGTAACCCAGTACTGGCTGCGTGATTGACTTCAATGGACTGGTTTGTGAGAATGGAATCTCATCTCTAAGGGATAGATACATGACTCAGAAGCCAGACAAGAAGTACAAGAAAAATAATCATCCAACCGGAAGGAGGTCTGCCTCAAGGCGGGCCTCTATTGTTATGCCGGAAGCTCTATGGGCTAAATTAAAGTTGATTTCCATGGAAGGCAGAACAACGATCAACGATGTGATTGTTTCGGCGATGACGGAGAAGTATGGAACAGCAACAGAGACTGAAATTCGTAAACTCATTCCAGGTTCAAAAGCGATTGTTCAGCCAGTGGCTACTGCTCCAACCGTCCAGCTAAGACCTTGGGAAAACTGCGTGATCAATACGCATGCCATGGATATGCCCACAGAAACAGAAAAGGCCAACCCTGTTAAGGGTCAGCCTAAAGCGATGGACTTGTTTAAGAAGGCCTTCAAAATCAAATCAGGAAATTCGAGCAGATAATCTTTTGGCAACTACCCTTTGACTGCTCGAGGTTTCAAAATAATTTTGCACGAGATCTGGATTGTCACTCTCCAGTTTTTTCGAGTTGAGCCGTTTGGTCTGTGTCGTCGTGATGTCGAGTTGGAATTTTGAAGACTGGCTTTTCAATTCGCTAGGACATCCCATAGCCTCAACGATCTGCTGGCGAAGAATATCTTTTCTGATTGTCAGATCTTTAATCTGGTCCTGGACGTGACAATATTCCTCGAGCAAATCTTCCGGCAATTCCTTTTCTGCACGCTCAGTTGTATTTCGTTCCGGTGGAATCTCGGTTACAACATGGTTCATCCAGAATTCTTTTCCGGCCTGAACAGCTTCGGTCAATTTATCCTGATGGTCTGCAATATGAATCGGATAGGATTCAAACGCAAGATCTTTTGTAGACCAGACGACCAGATAACCTTGATCAACGCCAGCAACCCACTGCTGCCAGAGAACCTGGATGACATAGTAATCAGGAGGCGTGTTGTAAATCGATGTGCCAATTGTTTTGGCTTCAATCACGGCTTTCTCGCCGTTTACAACAGCCATACCGTCAAGCGTGCAACCAGCCCAATCTTCGAGCCAGTGACGCATCCGCTCTTGTTTGCGAGTGACGGTTGTATTAAACCGCTTTTCAAACTGTGTCAGGACGAAGTCTTCCGTATCAAGCCCCAGTTGCATCTTGCCTGTCGGAGTTGAATCGAATTCTCTTGGATGGGTTTTTCCATACCAGACTTTAAATTTGTCGCCAAATGGCGAGATGCCTAAAATACAGGCAATTTCCGACGCGCCGAGATAGTGATGACGTTGCAAGTGGCAGTCCTTAGAGATTCCCCATCCATGGGTAGGGAGGATCTTCAGGATTCAAAAATAGTTTCGTGATGAGATTCGAGGAATGCAATCGGGAAGGAGTTCACCTCACCGTGACGTTCGTCAGGAACCTTTCCGATTCTTACGCCTTGCAGTCTTGCCAGCTTGCTGGCTGTTCGCCCCCACTTATTGGCTAAGTGCTGAGGAGCGGAGATGTCGTTCAGTCGGCAGTAGCCTTTGATCGTGTTGTAGCCAGTGCCTGAGCCAGATTCGCTCTCAAGACGCAAGACACGGGATTCTACTTCCAACTGTCTCTGCTCGATCTCGACCATCATCTGGACTTGTTGAAGCAACGCCTGAGCAGGAGACAAGTTTCTCTTGATGCGTTCAAGCTCTTCTTCAGCCTGGTGAAGTTTTGCCCGTGTCCGGTATCCTCGTTCCGTTTGACTGGATGAGATGTAGTGCTTGAAGACGTTGTAAGACATTAGGTATGTCGTAGACTTCGGCCCACGCTTGCCAGGTTCCGAATCAGTAAAAATTTCTACTAATTCAAAGTTGTTTGCCAGTCCGTACTTATGGAGATCCCCAAAAACCACTTCGAGCCTTTGTTTCGCTGCACCTCGGTGCGACGATCCATCCAGATCCCAGACTTCCTCGAACTCAATCGGGGTTGAGTCCTTAGGGGCTTGAATCCACGTTTTGGCGACTACGACCAGGTCATTGTTTTCTTCTGTCAACACTGCTTTCCTCCCCATCCTGTAGTAAAAGTGAAAGGCTGAACCAGGCCGAGCGTGTCTTGAGGATCATACCGAAGAAGTATGCGACCTGGCAGCCAACCCACGGGACAGGATTTGAACCTGCTTTGCTTTGGAATCCGTCCCCTCTCGTCACCTATTGACGACCCGTGGATTCAGACGTAACGTCCGACGGCATAAATGTACACAATTTCACAGAATATGTCAACACAAAAAGTAACACGATTTAGATTGCCTATATCGACATAACATGTTAATATATACATATGAATGAATGCTTATCTGTTCTCGTTGT